TTCTTGTTCGTTCTTCTGGTGAAGGTATCAAGGGATTTGGTGGTAAAGCATCTGGTCCTGCTATTCTTATTGAAGGAATTGAAAAGATTGGCGAAGTGATTCGTGAACGTGAAGGAAAGAAACTTCGTTCACTTGATGTACTTGACATCTGTAATATTATTGGTTCTGTTGTGGTTGCAGGAAATGTTCGCCGTTCTGCTGAGATTGCTGTCGGTGACCCAGATGATTATCTGTTCCTTCGTGCAAAGCGTTGGGACTTAGGTAATGTTCCGAACTGGCGTGCAATGTCCAACAATACAATCTATGCAGATTCATATGACCACATTAGTGATGCAGTATGGAAGGGGTATGATGGAGGAGGAGAACCTTATGGTTTCTTCAATCTCCCACTTGCACAGAAGTTCGGTAGACTACAAGACAAAATGAAGGATAGATGTGAGATTTTAAATCCTTGTGCAGAGATTCTTCTTGAGTCACACGAATGTTGTAATTTATCAGAGTTATATCTTAACAACATTGATTCAAAAGCAGAACTAAAAGAATGTGCAAAACTTCTATACAAGACACAGAAGGCCATTTGTGCCTTGCCATTTATTCATAAGCAGACCGAAGAAGTTGTTCATAGGAATATGCGAATCGGTGTCGGTGTAACTGGTATTTGCCAATCACTCAATAAGATTGATTGGTTAGATGAATGTTATAATTCACTTCGTGAATATGACAAGAAATGGTCAGCGAAGAAAGGTTATCCAGAAAGTATTCGGTTAACAACTGTTAAGCCTTCTGGTACTCTGTCACTTCTTTCTGGTAGTACACCAGGCGTACATCCTGCATATGCAGAATACTTCATTCGTCGTGTTCGTATGTCCAGTGATGACGCACTTGTCGATATTTGTAGAAGTGCAAACTACACAGTGGAGTATGCAAGACAATTCGATGGTACAGAAGATAGAGGTACTGTTGTTATTGAATTCCCTTGTCACATTAACGGAAATGCTATTCTTGCCAAGGATATGAGTGCAGTGAAGCAACTCGAACTTGTTAAGAAATTACAAACAAAATGGTCGGACAATTCTGTGTCTGTTACTGTTTATTATCGTCTGGAAGAACTGGATGAAATCAAGGAATGGATGAAAGAACACTACGAGAATTCTCTCAAGACTGTAAGTTTCCTACTACATAATGAACACGGATTCGACCAAGCACCCTATGAGGAAATCACCAAAGAGGAATATCAAAAAATGGCTTCTAAATTAAAGCCAATGGTTGGTGTTGAATCTGGGGATGTACTAAATGAACTAGAATGTGCGGGTGGCTCTTGCCCAATCAGGTGACAAATAATATAAAAAACATTTGACACCTGCGTTTTTTAAGGTATAATTAACATTCATAATAAATGATATGTCTACATAAAAGACATATATTAAATCAGAGTCTAGGTTGACTCTACGATACAATTCGTATCACCCTCTTTTGCCAGAGGAATAATTCTTTATAAGGAGAAATAAAATGGCTAAATGTACAGGTACAGAAAGTTGCGGAACTGATGTCGTAACAAATGCACTCGGCAAAGTCGGCATCTGCCGTTCTATGCTAATTACTCTCGCTCTCGTTCCATTCGCGTGGGATGGTGTCGTATGGTGTGGACAAGCACTTCAGTCCCTATGGGGCTTGGTAACTACCGCAGTCAACTGATTCAAACTCGAACTAACTAGAGAAGGTATTTTTGCCTTCTCTATCTTTTTATGATTTAAGGAGATTACTATGAGTAAGAAGAAAATGACAATTTATGGTGGCATTATTGCCGCTATCGTAACGGCGACTTTCGTCGCTCCCGCTCTCGCCGACGGTCCTTCGTATGAAGACCTTAAGGTGAGACTAGATTCCGCAGAGGCAAGGATTGCCGAACTATCTACATCGGATAGCGATAAATGGATGAATGACGAACGAGCCGAAGCGACTCGCCAACTTGTTCACAATGTTCTCGCTGATGCAGACAACCGTGCATCGTTTCAGGGAAGCAATTCTCCTGTAACTGTTAATTTGCACGGATTCGCACAAACTCGCTATACCTATAGCGGCGGTGGTGGTCTTGAAGTCAATCGTGGTTTCAGCATTCCTCGTGCCCGTCTTATCCTTTCAGGTGATTTATATGACTGGGAGTATAAGGTTAGCGGACAATGGGGCGACGACACAAACACATTCGACCTAAAGGATGCGTATGTGCAAGGAAGCCTTTTCAGTGGAACTTTCCGTGCAGGACAGTTCAAAGCACCCTTTATGCGTGAGGTTCTTGTTGCACAACAGGATACCCTTATGACTGACCGTTCAATCATTGCCAATAACTTTGGGCAAGGTCGTTCGCAGGGTGTTCAGTATAGTCGTGACTTCGGTATGCTAGATTTTACTGGTGCATATACTGATGGTTTCAATACTGCTAATGGTGCAGGCGTTCAAAACGGTTCAGCATTGACTGCTCGTTTTGGTGTCGATGTTACCAGTTGGTGGAATGTTGGAGCAGCCATTTCATATAATGATTTGGTTAACACCGATTACACCACTTGGACTCTTGATACTTTGGTATCAGCAGGTGGTCTTGACTTGACAGCGGCTTATGTTGCAACTAGCGGTGACGCTGGCGACAACTGGGGTACGACTGTTCAAGCAGGATATATGTGTATGGAAAACTTCCAAGGTTTCGTTGCATTCGAATATGGCGAACTCGAAGGAGTTACTGAGAATCTCAGTACCTTTACAGTTGGTGGAAATTACTTCATCAACGATAATATCAAGTGGACAACTGATTTAAGTTATGCACTTAACGGTATTAATGGTGCTTGGGACTTGGGAGATACTGGCTTTAGAGCCGGCGACTCTGGTGAGTACGTTTTACGCACCCAAATTCAGATTTCTTTCTGATAACGAGAGTAATATCTCGATTCATAGAACAACCTCCCGTTATGCGGGGGGTTGTTTTTTATACATATAGTAAAGAATCACTCAATTTAAGGGAGTTTAAAAATGACACTACAGAATAGAATCTGGGCATCAAGAATTCAAAGATTGCCCCAAGAAGAAGAAATTAACGAATCTCATATGATTGGCAAGATTGTCGTTATTGGGACAACCACAGGCACCGTAACCAAAGAAGTTGGTGATAATGCTACTGGTGAAGTATATGAAGTAGAACTAGAAGACGGAACTACTATCACTGCTGGCGCTCACGAAATGATTATCGGTGACCCTGCCGCTGGAACAGGTGTACCTTCAGAGGATATCCAAGCACCACCTAGTCAAACAGAAGCCACTTCCGAAGAAGAGGAAGAGGAAGAAGTAGAAGAAACTTACGAAGACGAAGAAGAGCCAGCAGATTACGATGAATTCTTCCAAGCCGCACTCAAGAAGTTTGGTGTAGAATCACCTGAAGATTTCAAGAGCGATGAGGACAAGAAGGAATTCTTTAACTACATCGAGAAGAACTGGACGGGCGAGAAGAAAGAATCTGTTGAATTTACAGCAGAAGAACTTGCTCACTTCAATAAAGTTCTAGACATCTAAATTTTAAAAAACATTTCAATAAAAAAAGCCCCCTCCGAAAAGGGGGCTTTCTTTATGTTTATAGTTTTCTCTATCCAATCAACCACCCTTGCCAGTTGGCTGTTGATTAAAGAGAGCCGCAGTAGACTGAATGAATGCATTCTGGTCAGCCTGGCTGGTGGTAGTGGATACTCTCGCACCCAGTACAAGTCTGATGTCGCAATCATTATTGAGTTGCACCAAACCATTATTTGCACCTGCGATACCCAAGGTGTGTCCAGCAATTTCGAAACCAGTCCAAGGTCCGTTTATGTAATCAAATCCCTGAACGATAAACTTGTTGGTGATTTCACCAGTCATAATTCGATATGGAACATCAGAAGTCAGACCTTCGCAGTTCGGATATAGGTATCCAGAGTAACCAAAGAGTTGTGCAATGGTAGCACCTGCGTTGGCTGGAACATCTGCCATATCTATGAGAACATTGTTATAATTCTTGTTCGTTGCACCAGTTCCATTCGCCGCTATACCTGCATTCGGGTAGAATGGGTTTTCGTCGTACATATAGACATTTCCAAGAGAAATTCCATTAATGGAACTGATTCCAGGCCCTGATGCACCACTTACACCATCACGGATGGCAGTAAATCGAACAGCATTTAGACCATTGATTGCTCGAATGGCTCCTTCTTCGTGGGGGTGTCCATTTACCCAGCCTGTTGCAGGACAAAAATTCCCAGAACTACAGCCATCGGAATTTGATGGATATATTTTTGCCGTACCAACGTGGCATGCAACATTCAATGGTGACTGCCCATACTTACTCTCCCGTTCTTCTGAACCTACAATTAGAGTAGGAAGAGTCGTTCTTGATGTAATACTAGTTTGAGTAAGTTTAGTGCAAGTATCTTTGAACAGACCAGTAATACTGTATTGGTGTGTATCACCCCACATCGTAAATGTCGCCCGGTCTTTGTGGAAGTTACCAAAGGAAGACCAATCAACATCTCTATTCAGATATACATACCCAAGCGTACAACCTCTCTTCAGTTCGTCTTGGTAGAAGTTATAGTTACCTGCACCATTAATATACATACTATCGATTCTGGTCCAAGTACTAAAATCTCTGCTTCTTGCCCAGTCATAAAGGTCGAAGACATTCGAATGAATGGCATCGCGGAGGCAGGGAGCGTTGTCAATAAATTCTGCAACCCAAAGTCCAAGACCTTCGTTCGGACCAGAAGCACCCCAAGTCGAAACCTGTCCGTTTACCATATTGATACCAAGTCTGGCACCAGTTCCGTACCGAGAAGAGAAAGCACCGTTCGAACGGTCCTTTGCAAACAATACTTCTTCGTATCCTTCTCCGATTGTGAGTTTTTCTAACTTACCTGCGGTACTACTACCATCATACCATTTCCAGTCGCCAGTTGTTCCACCATAAAGACATTCTGTGTATGGCCAAACTGCACCAGACATTCCAGACGCTCCGTCTATGAATGCATTTTCGATTTTATCGAAAATTACAGTGTCTCCTGCTTTTGGCCAAGTGGGTGGAGTAATGAAGTTGTTTGCTGGGTTACCTTGACCCCCGCCGCTTTCGCCGCCTTGGTCATAATCGCCGTTGTAGCCACCCGATTGCCCCGAATCTATCGCCCAGTTGGATGCGACATTCCAGTTGTTCTGTGTCCCAATAAAATATCTATCGTTGTGGTTAAGTCCAAGTTGTGACGTATTGACAGATGTTTGTGTCAGTCCGTCTTGGCCTTTCCAATAGTAAATTTGTCCCATTTTTCTCTCCCGATGAATGGTTGATGCCCGCTATTAATTTTCATTCAATGAATTATGTAAACGGTACATTGTATATAGGTATTATCTAAAATGGCTAATACTTTATTTTTATTGCAAATATCAGCCACTTCTCTTATAAATACTTTATGGTATGAGAGTAGTAAAAATCGCATATTTCTTAGCAACCATATTATGTTTAGCAAGTTGCACTGCAACTACATCTACCTCTACCCCCAAAACACAACCAAAAGAATCTATTGTTGATTTATCGACACTCATTAATCCTATGGATGAGTGGTTTGTCCGAACAACAGTAGAAGAAGACCCATATCCATCTATATGCAGTTTGCATTTAGAGGATGGTAGTCTACTGGGAAGTGGAATCCTTATCCGTCCAAATGTGGTTCTGACTGCTGGTCACTGTATCGACGATGATAATATTTTTTCCGTTGTCCTAGGCGAAGAAGAGATACTAGTCAAAGATATGGTTATACATCCCAGTTACAGCCATACATTTGGGCGGGTAAGTCACGATATAGGATTAATATTTCTTGAATGTGATTCATCACACGAACCCGCAAAAATGGGATGTGTAGAATGGATGGAAAGATATCAAGACATTACAACGGTCGGTCATTCGATGTATTATAAGAAGTACAGCAAACCAGGCGTATTTCGATATTTCGGTGTTATAATAGATGACCCAACCTATATGAAATTTATACCAAGACCTGCATCAATTATGCCAGGAGATAGTGGTGGGGGTGTGTTTGCCAAGTTCCAAGGAAAGGAATATGTGGTAGGGATTATCAGTCATTTCGTTATGGTTACGATATTTAAAGGCGAGGTGGTAATAACAGAATGTTCTGCTACAATTATCGCCAACTACTTGGATTGGATTAAAGAGGAAATTCACAATGAAGGAATGGCTAGACGTTAGAATTCAGTTACTATTTACTCCCATTGGTATGGGAGTCAGCATCGCTGGTTTTATTATTGGAGTGTTAATCAGTAATCTATTATCGGTGACATAATATGGAAGATATATGTGTATTCCTCATATGTGCGTTGATTTACTTCTTTCCAGACGAAATAGAAAAGTAGATAAATATGATATGGATAAGTATGGACACTGGAATAATTTACCTGATGACTTCAACCCTGACGATTGGTTTGGTTTTGTCTATCGAATTACTCGTGAAGCCACAGGAAGAAAGTACATCGGAAAAAAGCAAATCCATTCCTATCGAAGAAAGAAAGTCGCAGGAAGAAAGAACCGAAAACGAGTAGTCAGCGAATCAAAGTGGCGAGAATACACGGGTTCTTGTGAAGGCCTCAACAAAGAAATAAAAGAACTGGGGAAAGAAAAGTTCACCTTTGAAGTCCTGAAATTATGCAAGACCAAAGGTGAACTTACCTTCTCCGAAGTAGAGTACCAAATCAAAAACGATGTACTCACCGCTCTGTTAGAAGATGGTAACAGAGAATATTACAACTCAAATATAATGAGTCGTTGGTTTTCTTAACTACTCCGTTTGTGTGTAAAGAATATTTGTGATAGGACTCAACCAAGGTTCATCAGGACCAAACGGGTTGGGTTGAATGTCATCCCGTGTATCCCAGTCAAACATCAATTCATCTGAACCGTAGAACACCCACGGTTCACCTGCATCTGGGTTTAAGAACAATGGTTCGGTTCTTTCCCAGTTGCTCCAACAATCCTCGAACTTGACATTGATGAATCGTTGACTTACACCATCGTGTCCTAATGTCCACGGACCTCCTGTATTAGGAGTACCGTCTTCGTTGAAACGGTCGTAACTAACCACTGCGTGGGAGCGGCCATCTGGTCTACCGTTGAACATACAATCCTT